GGGAAGGGAGTGTAGGTGGCCACAGGTTGTGAGACCTGTGGCAATGAGGAGATGGCAAATCTCCTCACGATTCGTGAGAAGGAAGAGCCTTCAACAAACATGAGGTACTCGTTATACCTCTTGTTTGACAAGGGATCATCCTGGAAGTCTGAAAGGACCCGGGGCAGCCACAAGCGTAGCTTGCCCCGGAGCTCCTTCCAGTGGGAAACCACCTCAGGGAGAGGCTTCTTCAGTGGCGCCGCCGAGCGCCACTTCATCAGAAGCTTTTCCCTGGCGTCCCGGATCCGTTTTCCAACCACAGCCAGCGACGGATAACGAACGGAATCCGGGTCAGGACCTATCATTTGATGGTAGGCCTGGCCCATCCGTTGTATCGCCGCCTCCCGAACTTCTTCGGGATCGCCCGCAAGGACGAAGTGTGTTGGACCAGGGTCCGGGTCACACCGAATCGCGAAGGCCTCAAAGCAATGGTCAGTGTCACCACTGACCATTGCCCTATAGGGCCCAGGCCGGGAATCGGTCCACACTCTCTCGAATGCGGACACGGCACCAGCATCTGAGCCGTATACGAGCGAGGCCAACGCCTTTCGGTGGGTGGCCGGAGCATCCAGCTTAACGGGGTTGGGCCCAACGAGCCCCGCCCCACCAAGCTCCCGTGGTAGGAATGGCGGAATGCCCACCGCCCTAAACTTAGCTGGTAAGCTAGGTCTAAGGGTGCGGGCAACCGCGTAGACCTTGCCCCGGTTGAGTCCTGCGTCGACGTAAGCCGACTCAGAAACTCCCGCAGCCCACCAATCGGGGGCCGATCTATCGATCGACTTCCCACCATGGTAGGGTTCTTCTCCTAACACCAGCCCTCGAAGAGGGATGGCATCGGAGTCGAACGCAAGGTCCACGCGTTTGGTCGAAATCTCGCTAACGCACCAGCGCTGGCGTTTCATACGACCCTCACCATTCCGAACACGGCGGGTTCTGTAGATCGGCACGGATGATGTCGATCCACGAACCCGGGTGCCCCGGAATTCCCACAAGACTTCCAGGAAGACCCCTCGGTCCGTCGAACGGAAGTGCTTCCCTGATGA